ATAAGAGCATGGCCAATTGCCTGAGTATAACCCACAGGAGTTCCGTCGGTAAGTGTAATCGGGGGCAAATCCACAACTAGAAAACAATCTCCCAGTAAATCTCCAAGTCGTGGCACAACACATGATATTTTTTGGCCGAAATCTGCCTTGCCGTCGAAATACATTCGCTGACTCTCCATCGCAAATGGGCTATAACGGCGATATACCATCTTAAACCATGTTACTTGAGGATTTCCGGTTAAGAATACATCTTGTTTTCCAGTTGCAACTAACTGCAGTAGTCCTCCTCCCTGAGTCATTCTTCTTGGTATGGAGACTCTTCTTCTTTAACCTTTCCGCCAAACAGAGAGGGTGATGGCAACAAATCTTCCATCACTTGACATAGATTTATTATCTGTAAGAAAGATCATTCCATTCAAATACGGTTATACAATTTATAACCCAAATATGATGTTTGTAACAGACACAAATGGGCAATTACAGGGAATCGGTCTCGACGAATATTTCAGCACCTTCGGAATTTTACAGCCAAGCTCTATTGCCCCTTATCTTCAAGAAGCTCTTATAAGTTCGACATATGGACTCACATATAGTAGTATAAGCACGATTTCATACGAGACTAATAGCAGTATTATAAGTGCTCTTTGGCCGTCCACGAATTTATATTTATATAGCACGATCTTGAGCACTACGATTTCGACTATCTTGCGAGTAGATGGCGATGTAAGCACGCTTTCATCCTATGTTCGTTATAATAATACGGTGGCTGGCACCTCTTCTTTGAGCACGAGTCTGGCGTCTCTTTCAAATATTACCATAAGAGGTCTGTCGACTCTGAGCACGACAATTGGCCAAACGACGATTAGCACCTTGTGCACTATGAATACCGGTTTTAGTAATATTCTTATTAGTAACAATGCAGGTGTCGGTCTCTCTTCTTTGAGCACAAGCATGAGTTTGAATTTCAGCAGTATTTCGACAGTCTTGTCTCGTAATCCAACCACAATAGACGGTATTTGCTCTTTGAGCACTGTCGTATATACTTATATGAGTTCATTTAGCGCTGGTCCTGGCGTAAGTTCTCTTAGCACGCTCACTGCACGCCAGTTTGTCACAATCAACTCTAGTCGCGGTCTATCTTCTTTGAGCACAGTTGTGAGTCTATCTATAAGCAGTTTTAGCACATCGATCGGCAGATTCGCGGCTGGTGCTAGAAGTCTGAGCACCTTTAGTTCTGGCGTCGCATTGACATTTTATAGGTATGATTGTGGACCTGGCACTAGCAGCTTGAGCACGAACGTTGTGGAATTCATAAACACCTTTAGCACAAGTGTAGGGGAGTTCCCTCCTGGTATAGAAGGCTTATCTTCTCTTGTTACAGTCGTATCACTCGGCCTCAGTTCTGTTGATGCTTCAGAAGGCGTCTCTTCTTTGAGCACGATCCTATCTTACGGCCTCAGTTCTGTCGATTGTTCAGAAGGCCTTTCGTCTTTGAGCACGATTATTCCTTATGGCCTTAGTTCTATTGCCGCGTCGGCTGGCATATCATCTTTGAGCACATTTTTGTCTTATGGATTGAGCTCTGTAGCTGCAAGTCGCGGTCTCTCTTCTTTGAGCACGACTCTATCTCTAGGCCTCAGTTCTATTGCATCTGGCCCTGGCGTTTCGTCTTTGAGCACTTCTGTTGCAGATTCCTTTCTCCTAGCAGGTTCTGGTGAAGGTCTCAGTAGTGTTTCCACTTATATGGGTCAATTAAGCACCGTTGATCTCCAATTTAGCGGCTTCTTCGATTTTATAAGTTCTGTGCAGCATCTTCACCGATTTACCGATAAGCCTGCTCTTGGCCTCAATTGCTACCCTGACGGCCTTGCGACGCTCGACGTGAATGGAATGTCGCATTTTAGAAGCACAGTGTATTTAACCAATACGCAGCTCTCTATAAATAATGCCGATTTCTATAATACACCTCCTCGTGCAGATCTTGATGTAAGTGGGAGTATTGTTGCTGGAAACTTGTTTATAAATGGCGTGGGGACTTTCGGTGAAAGTGTGACGGCTCCAGTGTTCTTGACACCTTCTGATTCAAACCTAAAAGAGAATGTTGTCGGCATTGAAGACGCGTTGAGCACTATACAGAAGTTGCGCGGTGTGAATTTCAATTGGATCGCCGATGGTAAGAAGGATATTGGTTGTATTGCTCAAGAGCTTCAAGAAGTAATACCTCTTATGGTTACAAAGGGGGATTCTTATCTTGTTGTTGCATATGAGAAATTAATACCGTTTCTTCTTGAAAGTATTAAGGAACTAAGTAAGCGCGTCGATATCTTAGAACGGCGGCCTTGGGCGTAACGTCTAGTGCTTAAGTTAAGGAATATCAATTAGGATGCGCCGAGGAGGTGGCAGAATACAACTTGTATATGTTGGCAAGGAAGATAATTTTCTCACTGGAAACCCAAAAGTAAGTTTCTTCCGATTTATCTATAGAAGACATACAAACTTTGCAATTGAGAGTACCCGTATGTTTTTCAATGGTAAACCCGATTTTGGTCAGAAGTTTACTGTCTTTATTCCTCGGTTTGGCGATCTTCTTGGTCAGATGTTTCTGATCATAGACTTGCCACCACTCTTTTTGACGAATGGCACACCCGTTGGTTATACGAACTCGGTCGGCAATGCAATCATCGAGGATATGCGAATAATGATCGGCGAGACCGAAATAGACAGACATGATGGCATGTGGGAGTTTATTTGGAATAATATGACACTAAGCAATGATAAAAAAGATGCATATGGAATTATGGTAGGGCAATATGAGAATAATCCGACATTCACCGTTAATGGCCCATACCGTCTACATGTTCCTCTTACGTTCTGGTTTAATAAGGATCCCGGTCAATATTTGCCCTTATTAGCCTTACAATATCATCAGATTCAAATACAATTGAAATTTCGGAGTGTGAATGATTTATTCTATAGCACCAACTTATATAATAATAATCCTTGTAATTTCGCTGTTCAAGCCACGTCAATCCAGAATGTGGAAATATGGGGAGACTATATTTTCTTAGATACTGATGAAAGAAGAAGACTTGTGAGCAAGCCATTAGAATATCTCATAGAACAAGTTCAAATTAGCGAACCTGTTAGTATTGACCAGAATAAGTCTAGTATTAGTATACCGCTTATCTTCAACAATCCTATAAAGGAAATCATTTGGGTCTTCCGCAGAGATGTGATGGAAACTACGAATGAGTATTTTAATTTCACGAGTCTGGCTGCGAATGAGGTTGGATCTTATAAAGATCTCATGACTAATGCGGTATTTCAATTGGATGGCCAAGATCGATTTGAAAGACGTGATGGTAAGTACTTTCGTCTAATTCAGCCGTATCAACACCATACTGGTTTCCCCAATGGTCTCTTTATTTATGCATATAGCTTTGCACTGAAGCCAGAAGATATCCAGCCAAGTGGCACATTAAATGCTAGTAGATTTGAAGATATTCGTCTACAGATGGATGCGGTGACATGTCCTGATCCACTCACTGGTAGAATGCGTGGTAATATGAAATGCTTCGTATATGCTCTTAGTTACAATGTTCTTCGTATAAGTGGCGGATATGGTGGTATTCTATTTACAAATTAAGTGAGGGGGCGAAATTTATAATGTCTAGTTCTTAGGTTAAGGACTAGACATTAACGTCCAATTTGTGAAACCCATTTCACAACCTTCAACAGGATGAGTGGGGTGAATGATACACCAACTATAGTTAATAAACCAGCTCCAGCGCCAGCGCCAGCGCAAGTTATTCACATAGAAAAACCTATTGGGCCACCATTAAACAGTATTCCGACTGAACAAATGTTGAGATATGCATATACTGGTTCTGGTTATTGGGGCGGTTCATGGTATCCATATTGGTCTCTTATGTTAATAACTGTTCTTGGCGGATTTTTTGGCCTTGATCATTTTTATTTAAGAAGCCCGTCAACTGGTTTCTTAAAATTCATTTTAAATATTTTTACGTTTGGTGCATGGTGGATCTATGATATTATCCAAATCTTTAAAGATAAAGAAAGTGTTTTGGAGTCTGGGCTTAATATACCGATTGTTGGCGCTGCGGGCATTGCAGCGGGTGTCTTTACTGATAGGCCAGGTGGCGGCTCTAAAGATGTTAAAAGTCCAATTATGTTCTTATTGTATTTAGCAGTAACTATCTGGCCTTATACTCTCGGCCTCGACAGTTTCGTTGCTGGCGATGTTTACGGCGGTGTCTTCAAATTCCTTTCACTAATCGCATTTCCAATGCTTCCCTTTGTTCTAATTCAAAAGTGCTTGGAATTATATCGCTTCTTTGCGACTCCTTCAGTCTTTTTCGAGAAGGGTTTGCCGAGGTTGCCTGGTATATCATTCTTATTGGGAGACTGGGGCTGCCATAATCTCGGACCCGAGGATCTAAAAGATGGATGTCCTGGTGGCCTTCTTGGATTTATGCTAAATTTACTACCACTTACAACGAATTCGATAGACGTCGCTATTTCTGCACCAATAGATGCTGTTAGTGCGGTAGTTAAGACGGCTGAAATCGCGGCAGATAGCACTGGCAAGATTATTAGTGCCGCGACTGGCCAGGCTGTGCCGATTATAGCGACTGCCTCGATGCTTGTGCAGAAGGGGCCAGAAGCTATTAATAAGGCTGTGAATGTGGCTGCAACTGTAGAGAAAGATTTGAATAAATATACGAAGCCGAGTGTTATTCAAGATCTGGCCGTGAAACAGGGCGTTATGACTGGCGGCGGCAGCGGCAGCAGCAGCGGCAGCAGCAACAACAGCCCATTACTTGAGGGCGCCCTAATTCTTATAATATCTCTTATACTTGGCGGCGGTCTATATCAAGGGGGCTTAAGAATAAAAGAACTTATAAAGCAGAATAATGGAGGTGCCAAAAGGGATGATAGACCTGTCGAACCACGAGGATTTTGAGGCCATGCTTCGCCCTCGTCGGCCAACCGAGGATGGTTTTCTAGACAAGTATGATCCATATGTCGTCGTCTGTTTTAGTGCGAAGTGGTGCGGCCCTTGCAGACGCATCGATAAGGCCTATCTTGTCGATAATGCAAAGTTTGTAACATGGTATCACTGTGATGTTGATAAGAATCAGACTACTCTTGGTTATTGCGGTGGAACGAGTATCCCCGCATTTGTTCTTATTCGTGATGGACTCTTTGTTGGTAAGCTAGATGGGCCTCGTGACGCGAAACACGTTCTTGAATGGATCTCACAGTATGTCTAGTGCTTAAGTTTATTTAATATATACAATCATAAGATGGCGAGTCCAGCTTATGATTGCATAATTGTTGGAGGTGGAATAAGCGGTCTACATGCTGGACTTGAGATTCAGAAAAAACATCCTTCGTGGTCAATTGTTATCTTAGAAAAATATGAGGGTCTTGGTGGGCGAACATACACATATCGCACCCATGACACGCATTGGGAGGCTGGTGCTGGTCGTATATGTGAATGTCAGTATAAAATAATAGGCCTAGTTCATAAGTATGGTCTTCATCTAAGCAAAATTCCAAAAGAGAAAAGTATTTTTAATTCGATGAATATACCATTTTATCTTGAGCCCTTACAAATGTTGCCTCAAGATATTTTAGAAAATCATACTCTTTTTGAGATTCTTAAAGACATTTATGGATCAAAGGCAAAAAATATTGTGGAGCCGTTTCCTTATTGGGCTGAGATATATAGTTTAAGGGCGGATTTAGCATTGAAGGCGTTCTTACATAGTGAATTGAGCCATGATCATTCCTTTTTTGTTATTAATGAAGGATTTAGTGCAGTAATTAAAAATATGCGCGCCGAGTTTGAGAACAAGGGCGGTGAAGTTCTTGTAAAAATGGTGGTTGAGGGTGTTGAGAGAGGAGATGGTTCTTCAACAGACCTGCAAGTTGCCTTTGATAAGAATAAGATCAAATTGCGGGCTAATAAGGTATGTTTGATTGCTCTTGATGTCGATTCAGTTAGAAAGATTCGCGGTCTAAGCGATTTGCCTGTTCTTAAAAAACTCAAGATGTTACCTCTTTTGCGTATTTATGCAATCTTTCCTAAGCCATGGAAACTGGGTCGTGTTGTTACTGGCGAACGTATTCGATATATAATTCCTATTCAGCCTGAGAAGGGTATTGTTATGATTTCTTATACTGATGGCGATGATACGAAGGCTTATGCTAAACTTATAGGTGATGATTCTGCTCTTCAAAATGCGGTGATGACCGATGTACGCGCCCTCTTTCCTGATGAGAATATTGCTGAACCGACCTTTATCAAGGCACATTATTGGCCATCTGGTTGCACCTATTGGCAACCTGGACATTATGATCCTCTAGAGGAATCTGAGGCGGCTTGTAGGCCTGTTGTTTCTTTACCAGGATTATATATGTGTGGTGAATCATTTTCCACAAGACAGACTTGGGTAGAAGGGGCATTGGATCATACAGATAAGTGTTTGCAAAGGATAGGATGAAGACTAATATTGGCAATTTCTGGTCTACTGATGATTTGTTATACATTGCGACCGCAGTTCTTGTTGTAGATGTTGTTGGCATTTTCTTATTTAGATATTATCCCGAGTTCTTTGGTTGTGTAATAAACAGATGGTATGATAATTTCGGATTACTTGCGGTTTTGGGCGACGTAACGATTCTATTAATTGGATTCTTAATTGCGAGATTCTTATATACATACTTTCTTGAAAAACAATATGGGTGGAACCCGTTAATATTTACTGGCTTGCTAGTTCTTGTCCAATTAGTGCACGATATCTTATTTTATATCGGTGTTATTCTTCCGATTCCTAAGGGCACCAATAAGGTGATTGATATCTTCAAGGATTATGCCAAGGAGGCTGGTTCTAACATTCTTCTTGCCGACGCGACGATGATGGTTGCTAGTGCTGTCTTAGCCATGGCCTATAAGAGTTATGGTTCTGCTGTGACATCTTCTATTGGGATTTTTTCACTTTATTGCTTGTCGTATATTCTTTTCACGAAGACGGTAAGAAATGTGTGTTAAAAACCAAGTGATTGTTAGGATGGACACGCACACACTTGTTAATATTTTACATATTCTTATAATAGTTCCCTTTTTCTTATATGTTGGTATTATAAAAACAGATATTCCTGAGAGTGTATTTACTCTTCTTATGGTTCTTGGTTTACTGATAACCTTATACCACGGATATAAGTTAATGATACGTCTTCAATTAAAAAGTGGACTTGCGTGGATAAATGCCATTCATGTTCTATTTGTTGGCCCCCTTCTTTTCTACATTGGCTACAAGAATAAGGATACGCCTCGATCTGCTTTTGAACTTCTGCTTCTTCTAGCATTTGCTGCTGGCGGCTATCATCTGTATGAGCTCGCAAGTTATACTTCTATGAAGGGTGGCGCTGCTAATGGCGCCATTATTGTCGATATGAAGGGAACATCTATGTAGAATTGGCCTTGGCCAAATTCAAACAATCAAATGCGTGATAATAATAACT